TATGTTATACTTATCCGTTTACAAACGACTACAAACGACTACAATCGGCTATTCTTACAATATATTACTAATCAATAACTTATATATTTATCCGTTATTAGTCGTTTGTTGTCGGATATTTTAAACCAAAATCCAAAAAAAAGTATTAGCTTTGAGCGCTCTTTAATAGTAATATACATTACTTACTATCTATTACTATTCCTTACTATTATTTTCTTTTAAAATAATATCCATTCTAACCAGTAAATACTTAACATATATAACATTAACATAAGATACAGTACTATACTTTTATAATTCTTCTAATATATGTTGTTTAATATAGTCTACTAACATAATAGACTAATAAATAAATAATAATGTACTAACATGGTAGATTAATAAATAAATAATAATTAATTACTATACCTTACTTGTATTATAGGGGATATTATGTTCATTAGTTTCTTAGTGTACTAAAATGTTAAGTAGATAATCAATAAGTAAAGTAGAACTTTAGTTTCAGTACAGAATATTTAAGTAGGGGGTATACTTTCCTTTTGATTAAAGGGTAGGGGGTTAATAGTAGGCTATCCTCTCTCTTTTATCAGACAGATTAGATTTATCATCTTTCTTTTATTGTTTAGTAATAAATAAATAGATAGTCTACTATAGGTGTTAGTCAGGGGAATGTTGTGATTTGATTAGGAGATCTAATTGATTGATTCGTAGGTTAAGGATAAGGGAAAGTTGTTTAAGTGTAGAGAGGTGTATGTGTGCGTATTGAATGAGTTGGTTAGGTACTTTGTTTTTGATTAGAGAAGTTTCTAGTTTATGGATTTTATTTTTGGTAATGTTAAAATCTATTTTCAGTTGGTTGAGTTCTTTATTTAGATCCATGTTGTTTAGGTTTATTAATTGAAAAATAGAAATAGATATATCCCACCTACCAAGCACAAAAGTTTAACTATGGTATATAGAATAGGTTTTGTTTTGAAGAAACGGTCCCAATAAGATGTGTTTCCAAGATGATATAAATTAATACCTCTCATTAGGTTGAGTGTTTGGTCGAATAGAGCTGTAAATAGTAATCCTGAAGCGAATATGTATATTGGATTAGAAAGACCTAATGCTATAAAGAATAACAATCGTTGGATAAATCTTGTGGAATGGTTGTTTATGTATTCTTTTTTATTAAGATGGTCGGCATCTATTGTAGCTGTATAGAAGATGAAAGTTATTGTTAAAGCTATTGCTATGGTATTTTCTAGTGTTTCCATTGTTAAGATTGTTTTGGGTTATTAAAATTTTGAAAGAAATCGATAAATTGATTGGCTTGTTCCAGGAGTTTGTTGTACTTTGATAATGTGTCAGCGTATGCTTTAGATAGGGCTGCATTATCTGTTTCAAGTTCGTTGATACGTTGTTGAAGTTCTTGTTCTTTTGTATTCATAATTTTAAGATTTAGATTTCCATGAGAAGTAGTTACCGATTGGTATAACAACCCATGCAATTATTAGAAAAAAGAAAGAAAACCACCATAAGTTATCGTATCTGATAAGAGATAGTGTTATTGTAAGAATGAACATACCTGTAAGGACAATTGAAGTCATTAGGTAGTTGATTTTAAAGTGTTGCCACTGAGTTAAGTTTTTCATAATGTTTTTGTGTTTTGTAAATAAATTCCCAATAAGGGGTTAGTTTTTCTAATGGTATGTTTGATATGGTTATAGATAATGCTCCAGAACTATCCTTGTAGTAATCAATTTGATTATCTATAAGGTACTGTTCAACTTCCTTAGTCTTTTGTTTGGCGAGTTGTCTTAGCAACATTAAATACGTTTTTGTTGTTTAGTTCAAATATCTGTAGGACCTCATCGTGTTTATGTCCAGTTGTAAGATTAGCTAAATCAAACAATAAAATACTATCATTCAATATAGTTTGGTTTTGTTTTACCAAAGAATCAATTAATGATTGATTTTTTTCTTTATATGAAAAGCTTTTATTAATAAAGAATAGGTTTGTAAATATTAAAAATGCTATTACTGATACGAAAAATATTTTCATTATTGATGTAGTTTAGTTAAACGAGTTAATTCCGATTCTTGATTGATATCAAGTTTGAAAATAAAATCTCCAGATGGATAAGTTAATTTTGGTTCCACCTTACCTTTTAGCATACATAAATAAATATCTCTATTAAAAGAAGATATTGCAGCAGTATAATCGGTTTGTCCTTCTGGAACATAAGCATTTCGAGTAAACTTCCATAGATACCATTTGCCTCTATGTTTTTTTCGTAAGAAAGTTTCTAATACCAAAGTGTTTTCTTCACGTTGACATTTAATTACAGGGAATACGTGCTCAGGGTATTCAAGAAAAGCGATCAAGTTTGAATTTTCTGATTTGTTCATTGATAAAAGTTTTAATTTCTTTTGATGTTGTTAATTTCTTGTTTGGTACTACATAGAATCCAGGAACAATTTGGATTTTGTTTTTAGTGTCCGGACTTTGTACTTTAAGATTATCTAATAATCTTTGTGTTCTTACTCCTTCAGATTCGTAATTCTTGAAGTTATCGAGTTGTGTTTTAAATTCTTTAGCCATATTAATCTATAAATTCATCAAATTCGTAAGAAACCTTACCATGATGTTTAATTGTTTGAATGTTTTTAATGTTGATTATGTATTTATCAAAATCTTTCTTTCTTGTTGCCTTAATCCAAATACGTTTGATTAATTCATTTTTAAGATTTTGTGTTGGTACTTCTTTGTTATCATCAAGAACAATAAGTGTGAATGGTACGCGAATTTGCTTTATCATTTTACGATATAATGGGCTTTGTATATTGTTTTGGTACTTTATATCGTAATATTCCAATGTTAAAGAAGCAGAATATATATCTGGTTTGTAGCCTATTGGGTATTTACGCTCTTGATTCATGCGTTAAAAGTAGTAAATAAATTTGATTTGTGTATTTTTTATACATAAAAATATTATATTTGTAGTAACTTAATGCTAATGAGAAATCATAAAATACATACAGATACGCCGTTTTCGGGAAGTTTAGAGGTAGCAATAGATAATGCAAGGGTAATTACTGGGTTAAGTAAAACAGCATCGAGGCTGTATATGTTTATAAGGGAAAATTCAGTTAGAAGAAATGAAATAATTATATTTAATTTTAAGGAAGCTAAAAGTACATGCGGGTTCAAACAAGATAAATCGGTTTACAATGCGTTAAGTGAATTAATTAACAAGGATATATTAGCTGGTCGTAATGATAACGACGAGTTTTATTATAATCCTAAATTTATTAACAACGAAAAAGAACTGTAATATGTTGATTTTTAGAATGGCTGACCTATTATTAAATGTTAATGGTCGAACTGTAATCAAAAGAGAAAGTGATAATAGCTGGCACCTAATGAATGGTGAAAGATTAACACTTGATGAGTTAAAAGAAATTTATGCTTTCCTTGATATGGAAAGAATTGCTTTCAGAAATAAGTTTAATGCTTATTGTGATAGAGTGATAAGTCAATTATTGTACCCTTACATGTGGAATTAATATGTATAATCAGCTTATAGAAATAGAAAAAGACGGTAATGTATTCTTGCAAGACAATTCGATTGCATTAATGCCTAAATTATGGGCTGTATATAAGGATAAAAACATGGGGAGCAATATGGTGAAGTGGATTGTAGGTGTTTATGACTACAAATCTCCTTACCGTAGATTACCTTTAGAAGAACGAAAATCTCGTGTATCATACATGGTATTTAGCAAGGATAGTAATCCAAAAGAAAATAATCAATTGGTATTAGATGCCATTGAGGAATATATAAAGCTGCAATACGATCCTTTGATTGATGAATACAATGCGATGTGTGATAAATCTTATGAAATGACTAAGGTTTATAGGGAAATGAAACCAACAGCACAAAACATTGAAGAACTAAATAAGCTTCAAACAGAAATGGGTAAGGCGGCCAAATCAAGAGAGGAGATTAAGAAACTTATTTTAAAAGACCAAGAGTCAGAAGCTAAGATTTCTGGAACTGGTTCAGAAGATTTCAGTATCTTTGAGCAAGAAGATAGAATTGGTAAAAAATAAGCATGATTACCGCAGATAAATATTCTCCTATCATATTCGATAAATACTTAAAAGATTATCGAAAGTTAAAAAATAATACTGCAGAATATTTTGAGTTCTGGAAAGAACAGAAAAATCGAATCATTAATGGTTATAAGCCGAATGGTGGAACATGGATTCCTGGTAACTATTATTTCTATTTAAATTTTACAAAAATTCATGGTTTAGAACAAAACTCCAATCGTAAGTCGATGATAACACCGATTTATAGAGATCAAGACCATGAGTATTTTCAAGAAGTACATTGGGCTAAATATGGTGATGGTGCTGATAATAAAGGTGGCTATGGATTAATTGTGTTGAAAGCTCGTCGTAAAGGTTTTTCTTTTATGAATGCTAACATACTTTTGCATGAATGGACTTGCTATGCTCATAGTGAGAATGGATTAGGTGCTCAGAGAGAAGATTACGTGCAAGATTTTAGGAAGAAATTACTTTTATCATACAATGAGCTTCCACCAGAGTTACGTAATAAAATCTTACATAATAACGACGAGATATTAATGTCAGGTTATAAAGAAAAGATTGAGGGAACGTGGTTGGAGAAAGGAACAAAGTCCATGATACATTTTAGGGTAATGGAGAAGCCTAATGCTTTTAGAGGTACATCATTAAACTATATGATATTTGAGGAAGCGGGGGAGTTCCTTAAATTAAAACGTTCATACCAATCTTCAGAAGATTGTTTTAAAGAAGGCAACGTATTCTTTGGTACGCCAATCATTGGTGGTACATCAAATCAGATGGAGGTAGAGAGTGATGATTATATGAATATGTTTTACAATGCAGAACAGTATAATCTTAAACCGATATTCATAAAATCATCTAAAGTATTTGGTAATTACTTTGATTTGCGTACCGGTAAAAGTGATGTTGAGGGAGCTGAAAAGTATATCAAGGAAAAAGCATTAGAAAGAAAAAAAAGTGGAGATTTACAATCTTACTATTCATACTTACAAGAAAATCCATTAGAGGTTGAGCATGCTTTCTACAAATCAGGAAGTACACCATTTGATTTAGAGAAAATAAACAAGCAGATTGTAAACATAAATACCAATAAACAATTTGATAGAGTACAGCGTGGTAGATTAGAATGGGGTAAGGATAAAGATGGTAAGTCTGTATTCGGAAGTAAGCCAATATTTATTACAGAGTTTGAAGATAAGTTAAAAGGTTATGAACCAGAAATTACTTCCGGTGAAAACGACCCTTATCCTGTTGAAATAGTAGAAGGACCTTTAGATTTTATTAAAAATGCACATTTATCGGCAGTCGATCCATATCATGTAGACGATGAGTTAGAGGAAATGAAAAAGAAAATGTCCGACCAAAAAGATAGGTCTTTAGGTTGTATGTGTGTGTACCGTAGATTTGTTAATCAGAATACTATTGGTGAATTGCCAGTGGCTTTTTATACTGATAGACCATATTCTAAGGAGAAGTTCTATGAGAATTGTTTAATGTTGGCTATACTTTACGATTCACAAGTATTGGTAGAGTATAATGATGATGGTTTCTTGAAGTATTTTATTGACCATAAAATGACAAGGTACTTAAAAGAAAGACCACGTTCAGCAGATAGCCCATGGAGCCAGGTAACAAATAGATATGGTATTCACATGAAAACATATCAGAAAAAATT